AATGCTAACCAACGTGTTTATTCTTCTAAGGAAATTGATAGGGCTGTCAAGACGCTCAACGAACAGATTTCTGGGGGGTATTCAGTGCTAGGTGAAGTTGATCATCCTCAAGATTTGCGTATCAACCTCGACCGTGTATCACACATGATTACAAAAATGTGGATGGACGGTCCTAACGGCTACGGAAAACTTAAAATGCTTCCAACTCCAATGGGTCAATTAGTAACGACCATGTTGGAGTCGGGAGTGAAACTAGGAGTTTCTAGTCGTGGATCAGGCGAAGTAGATCCAAGTGGTAACGTTCAAGGGTTTGAAATTATCACTGTGGATGTGGTAGCACAACCAAGTGCACCGGGCGCCTATCCAACACCAGTTTATGAACACCTTATGAACAATACAGGTGGTTACGAGGCATTTAAAGTAGCACAAGAAGTCCAAGGCGACACACAGGCACAACGATACATAGCAGAGAGTCTGAAGAAAATTATTCAGGGTCTTAAATCTTAAGGAGAATCACAATGCTAGACTTTGTAAAACAATTGTTTGAAAATAACGTGATTTCCGAGGAAACTAAGTCGGAGATTGAATCCGCTTGGGAAACTGCTGTTCAAGAAAACCGCGACACAATCTCTACACAATTACGTGAAGAATTTGCAACGAAATATGAGCACGATAAGACCGCAATGGTTGAAGCAGTAGAAAAGATGCTTTCAGACAGAATTACTGCTGAACTATCTGAGTTTGCTGAAGACCGCCAGGGACTTATTGAGGCTAGAGCCAAGTATGCTAAGAAAATGAAGAAAGATTCCGCAGCAATGGAATCGTTCATTCTTAACAACCTTAAAAAGGAACTAGGTGAACTGCGCGAAGATCGTAAGAATGTAGCAGGCAATGTTGCCAAACTAGAATCTTTTATTGTGAATTCATTGGCGAAAGAAATCGCAGAATTCCATGCTGATAAGAAAGACTTAGCAGAAACAAAAGTTAAACTTGTTAGAGATAGCAAGGCTAAATTTGAAACTGTTAAGAAAGACTTTATTGCGAAAGCATCAGCAGCAATTCAGGAAACAGTCTCTAAGGGATTGCGTTCTGAAATGACCCAACTAAAAGAGGATATTGAGGCAGCTCGCAAGAATGATTTTGGTCGCAGAATTTTTGAAAGTTTTGCAAGCGAATATGCAACTAGCCATCTAAATGAAAAATCCGAAACGGCTAAACTTCTTAAAGTTGTAAAACAGAAAGAAGAAGCAGTTAAGGAAGCAGAAGCCAAAGCGGCTGAAGCAGAGAAACTAGTTGAAAGCAAAGATGCTGAAATTGCCCAAATGAATGACTCAGCGCAGAGAAAGGAAGTTATGTCTGAATTGATGCAACCACTTTCTAAGGACAAGCGCGAAGTTATGGGTGAACTTTTAGAATCAGTGCAGACCAATAAATTACACGCAGCCTTTGACAAGTATATTACAGCCGTTATGGAAGGTAATGTACCTAAGAAGGAAAAGGTAGCGTTGACAGAAGGCAAAGAAGTTACAGGCGATAAGAATACACAGGCACAAACAATCGGCGGAACAGAGCAAAAAACCGCTGAGATATTTGACATCCGCAGGCTTGCGGGACTAAAAGTTTAAGGAGAACAAACAATGTCACAACTATTAGAGTCACGCTGGTCAGAAACCAAAGACGCCCTTTTAGAAGGTCTTCAAGGTAACAAGCGTTCTGTTATGGCAACGACTCTGGAAAATACCCGTAAGTATTTGTCAGAGAGTGCTACAGCAGGTGCAACTTCTGCCGGCAACGTCGCAACATTAAATCGCGTCATTTTACCAGTTATCAGACGTGTAATGCCAACTGTCATCGCAAATGAATTAGTTGGTGTTCAACCAATGACTGGACCAGTAGGGCAAATTCACACGCTACGTGTTAGATATGCTGATTCGTTTAACTCGACATCAGGTACTGATACAACAGCAGGTGAAGAAGCACTATCACCATTCAAGATCGCTGAAGGATATTCAGGTGCTGCTGCAACTGATAAAGCCGCTGCTACAGCCGCTTTAGAAGGACAAGCAGGTAACAGACTATCAATTCAAATCTTGAAACAAACTGTTGAAGCGAAAACTCGTAAATTGAGTGCTCGTTGGACGTTTGAAGCAGCACAAGATGCTCAAGCGCAACAGGGTATCGATATCGAAGCAGAAGTAATGGCTGCCCTAGCGCAGGAAATTACTGCTGAAATCGATCAAGAGGTAATTGGTTCACTTAACACATTGGCTGGTACAGCCGCATTAACATACGACCAAGGTGCAGTATCTGGTACTGCTACTTTCGTTGGTGACGAACACGCAGCACTTGCTGTTCAAATCAACAGAGTTAGCAACTTGATTGCACAGCGTACAAGAAGAGGCGCAGGTAACTGGGCTGTTGTTTCACCAACAGTACTAACACTGTTACAATCTGCAACTACTTCTGCGTTTGCTCGTACTACTGAAGGTACTTTTGAAGCACCAACAAACACTAAGTTCGTTGGTACACTAAACAGTGCAATGAAAGTATACGTTAACGGTTATGCTACATCAGACGATGTGCTTATTGGTTACAAAGGTTCAAGCGAATCAGACGCAGCAGCGTTCTACTGCCCATACATTCCATTAATGTCAAGCGGTGTGGTTCTTGATCCAGCAACATTTGAACCAGTAGTTTCGTTCATGACAAGATATGGTTATGTAGAGTTAACAAACACTGCATCATCTCTTGGTAATGCAGCGGACTACCTAGGTAAAGTTGCTGTAACATCAGCGAACCTACGTTTTGCGTAAGCATTAACACTTTACAGTGTATTAAAAGGGCGGCATTTATGTCGCCCTTTTTTTATGGCTTGACAATCTGTCAAAAAGAGTGTTAAATACTAGTATGGAGGACATTACTAGTCACGAAGATTTTAATAAACTAAGGGATCAACTGGACAAATGGAAAAAGCGTTTTCCTATGTTCAGTCATGACGTAAGAAGAATCCAATCCGCTATAGAAGTCCATATGAAAAATTATATGGAGTTCCTAATCAAATACAAACAAACCAAAAACGATATACACATAGCCAACGCCCAGGCAGAAATAGACAAGATTAATGCACTAATGAACACCATTAGCAAGGTAGAACTAATGGCTTTATTGAGCAAAGGATAAATACATGTGTCAGATAGTGTGCCACCGAGGTGGTGGACTTATGGGGAACCAACCCCGTAGCGGCTAGAACCCGCATCGGACTTCTAACATAGGAGAAAACAAATGGGAAGACCACTAAGAAAAGATGTAAACGGTGTAGACGCAATCGGTATACCTACCGGTGCTGCTACGGGTATCACTTGTGAGTTCTACAGAGGCTCATTAAGAACAGATGGAATCATCATCAAGCAAAGAGGATCAGACAGTTATACTGTAACTAGAGTTGGAGAAGCAGCAACTACTTCGACATACAGAATCTGTACTCTACAATCAACTCAGCCAAATGCTGAAGGTGAAATGAGAATCCAAGGTTCAACAACAGGTAATCTAGATGCGGATCTAGTAGCAATTGCTAAAATTACGAAGCGTGTTGCAACTGACTTTTCTGGAAACAAGTATAACTGGTATCTAGAAAACGATTCATCTGCAGACTACATTGTTTTAACACCGATTACTGCATAAGGTAAAAGATAATGTCTGAGTTTCTACAAACCAACGGCGATTATAACATAAAGACACGTGAAGGCGGCATCATTAATCTTGATGTTGGTCCTCCAACTGCCGGCGGACAGGTAGTTGTATCTGCAAACCTCATAGTTGAGGGTGATACACTAACGGTAGAAGCGGAAAACTTAAACGTTAAGGACAATATCATACAGTTAAACTTTGGCGAAACCGGCGCAGGTGTTTCTCTAAGATATTCTGGTGTACAGATTGATAGAGGAACTCTTGACGCCGCTTCGTTTTTCTGGGATGAGAATGATGATTCATTTAATCTTGCAACGGGTGATCCGACAGTAGCGTTTAATTATAATACCACGCTGAGGTTAAAAAAGATTACAACCGATACTGCAAGTCCTGACTTGGAGTTAATAGGATATGGCGACGGAGTAATCACAGTCGCTGGAACAAATAATTATGAACAACAGGTTACGGATGACGATGACATTCCAAACAAGAAATATGTTGACGACAGGGTAAGAGATAATCCAACGTTCCAAATTGTTGATGATAACTCAAGAGTTATTGTTACAGACAAGGACATACCAGGATCAATATCATATCTAGTTTCCAATACAGGATACAGCACCTTTGGTGAAAGTGCAGTTTCGGTACTAATTGACGGAACACTTAACACACAATTTTTTGCCAACAGGGCACTGATACAGGGATTGGAATTTAATCAAAATGAAC